GTCTCAATCCGACTTTCCAACGTATTGACTTCCAGTCCTAGGTGCTTAGAGGCTTCTTTAAAAACCTCAAACAACTTCGTATACTCGCTTAGATCAAATAGATCTATTAGAAATTTTTTCCGATTAGTGTCAGTAGCCGTCAAAAATTGCAAACTACTATTTGTCGATTGATATACCAACTGTTGAAATGTCTTGAAATCTATTCCAATTAGTTCTTCGATTTGTTTGAAGGTATTGGTGGCAGTGTGGCTACTAATATCTTCGTCATTTTTGAAGAGACGGATTTTAATACCGGAACTACGTTCAGTAGATACCAAGTATATATCATTATCGACGGAGAACTGAAGTTTAACAGAATAACTACCGTCAAGTAAACGATTAGGAATGTCACTTTTCTTTACTCCCTTAGAGTTCTTATTATAGAGGGCTTCCTCCATAATAAGTGGGATAGAAGATTTACCGTATCCATTGGGTGCGATAATCTGTGTTAATGGCTCGCTACTGAGGTCAATGAAATTATCTTCACCAAAGCTAAAGCACTTATCCCATTTGATTGATTGAAGTACCACCGTACTCATTAAACACCTCCATAATGTTATCTATTTCAACATCAGGTAGTTCCTGAATATATCGTAGGTACTCTGTAAGTTCCTCGGAAATAGTCATCTTCTTATCTAGAACAAGAGCAGTATCGCTGCTACGTTTTACTAGCTTTTTATCTAGTAGGTCGCTATGTTCGATCTTACTCAAATCCTTAATGTTACCTTCCAGTTCATAGATTGTATGGTGGAAGTCAGTAGGGATCATTTCAGAGGGATCTGATACTGTCTTGCGTATAAGTTGTGGAAGATCAAAAGCTTTCCATACCCAAGTCCAGTCATCATTAATAATAATATATCCAGCCTGTACTTCGCTTCGATGAAAAGAAGTAGTCATAGGACTGCCTGGATATACTATGTTCCTCTGGGTATTAGAGTGAGAGTGTAAATCGCCCGCAAATACTATAGGGAACTTGTTTAGCCAGTCTAAATTAATTTCTGGCTTAACGTGTGGTGGAATCTCTCCACGAACATGGGTAAACACATACCTAGGGTCTAGATCGTCCCATGTACTTTTGTTTTTCACAAACTCATAAGGAACCACATAGTAGTCTTCTGAATCATGAATATAGTCAACCACAATTTCCACATTAGGGTTAAGTCTTTCTGTAACTCCTTTGAGTTCCGTGAAGAAGCTTCTACCTTTCTTTGTGGCTTCATGGTTTCCGGTACTAATAATTGTTCGCTTAGTACGTTGCGAAATAAACTTGAAGTATAACGATAACTCATCTAGAGTTGGCATCCTATCAAACAAGTCGCCTGGGATGATGATTTCATCCACACTATCTTCTACTTCAGCTACTTGGTCAAAGAACATATCGTAGCGCTTTAGCGCCCACTCACGTGGTACATTCTTTTGTCCTAGCTTAATATGTATATCAGCTAATAATAATTTACTCATAATTCTCCGAATAAGAAGCCCAGCTAACCGAGATTAGCTGGGCTTACTTGATTACTGAACGTTGAGCTCTTCTTCTACTGACTCATCAATAGTGTCCGCATCACCACTCTGTAGCTTCTCTAGAAGTTCCTTCTGAGCTGCTGGAGTTGCGCGGGGTAGAAGTTCTTCGATGGTCTTTGATGCTTCAATAGCATCACGCTCTTCTTGAGTAGCGGGACCCTTTGACTTCTGGCACTTAATAGTCTGTAGAGTGTACTCTACGTTGATTGGTAGAGGACCAGTCTTCTTCTTGCTGAACTTTAGAACCCAACCGTTGTCGAGGTCTGTAGGATCACCAAGGTCTTCAATGTTAGCCATAATCTGGTCAAAGAGCTTCTTCTTGAAGTTGAAGATCTTTGGAACACCATTATCTAGGCACATCATTGAGTATGACCAGCCACACTTAAGATCAGGATAAAATTCTTTTACCCAATCTTTTTCAGCCTTATCGAAGGTTTCAGTCTCACGATTGAACTCAAGGCACTCGAATGGAAGATTCTTGCCATTCGTACCTTTAATCCAGTACACGTAACGTGCTAGGATATTTCCGAAGAGACGAACTGAATTGTCTCCATCAACCATTTTATATGAGTCAGCTTTTTCTTTCTTAGCTGAACCCTTAACTGAACCAAAGCCTAAACCTGCCATTATTTTTCTCCTGTGTAATCTTCGTAAAGGAAGTGGATTTCACCTCTGTCAATACGAAGTAGTCTGTTGTTGTTGATTGCGTCTTGTCCCATGGGGCTATGGGCTAAGTCTAATGTTACTTTTCCAGTTGCCATGTAATCTCCAGTGCTTCTAAAGCTAGCTAGACCGATATAGTCTGCTATTTCTTTATCTTTCCACTTATATCTATTTATAAGCAGAGCACTTGGATTTACTAGAAAACTGTTCCCCGAAAAGTCAGTATAATAATACTTATACACTGGATCGTATACATGTCTGGGTAGTTCCCGTTGAGTCATAGCTTTTAGGATAGTTAATATCCTTTTAGAGCTGCCACCCGACTTTCTTAGTATTTTCTTCCAACTGTATAATAGCATATTACCAAAAATAAGGATAAAAGTCAAGAACTATTTTATGAATTTTATCTCATAGCCTTCTTTCATATAGTGACCTAGACGATTATTATACTGCCTACTTACAGTATTACCCTCAAGTCTAATGTCCACTATGACTGGTTTTAGTTTATCTGGATACTCACGAATAATACGCCCTATCAGCTGTTCTAATAGTGGCATGTTATTTAGCGGAGTAGCGAGTATTAAACAGCTTAAAGGATTAATAGATAATCCCTCCGATACTAGACTCTGAGTGCCCCATACTTGGTCAATCTCATCCTCGAATATCTTTCTAATTATCTCGTCTCTGTCTTTTACTTCCCCGATAATTAAATCAGATGGGTAAGTAGAGCTATGATTGCATGCTCTTAGAAACTCTACTCTATCAGATACTGTAATAACCTTATGGCCTTCACTAGCATATTTATCTGCTAATGCTACGACCAGGTCCTTGTATAAATAAGACTCTTTTAATACGTTAATTTTCTCAGCCCAGGATGCTCCAGAGCTGTCAGAGAAATATATCCCAGAGTTGATAACATGAACTTCAGGAACCATAGTATTCTCTTTATCTGGCTTGAATAACTTCGAACCAAAATAATCTTTAAATACTACGTGCTTCTGGTCTTTGCGTTCAATAGTACCAGATAGTCCAATCTTATAACGAGAGAACATAGCGTCTATCACTTTAGAGAAAGTAGGGCTAGACACGTGATGCATTTCGTCTAAAATAACAGTTCCAAATTCCCTGTTAATTTTTACGACGTGTTTAATAAGACTTTGTATATTAGCCACCACTACAGGGCTATCAATATTAAACTTACCACTTCCAATTACTCCAGGCTTAATCCCTAGAGTATTTACTACTTCCTTTTCCCACTGATTACGAAGAGCAACCGTGTGAGTGACTACTAGAGTCTTCTGCTGTAATTTAGCAGCGATAGCCAAAGCTGTAAATGTCTTACCATAACCAACTTTAGCATTGATGATGCAGTTATCTTCTACTTCATCGTGAATCTCTTGCTGACTAGGTCTTAGTTCGAACTTAAACTTAGGAAAGTCTTCCAAGTAGTTGTAAGCTCGTTTATCAACTATTTCAAAGTTTTTTGGTATAAGATCTATACGACCAACTGGAAACGCTACCAGCATTTTTCCACCAGCTATATTGTAGTTTATGACTTTTAGGTTCTTAATACTTACAAATTTCTCTGGCTCATTATATGACGGAATATGATACGTAAGTTCCTTATCAAGGTACTTGTGCATCGAAGGCTCTACCGTCATGTAAATTTTGTTGCTAATGATAGCCTTCATCAATTAAATCCCCGGGATATATCCCCTTAGCTATTTACTAGCCTTACATTTTATTTAGAATTTGCTCTTTCTTAATGATATAGTTTCTAACTAGATCACTACGTACAATATCTTCTTTTTTGAAATCAACGAAATCGAATTCGTCCATATTTTTCAGAACACTGTAGAAGTCTTCCAGCCCGTTCTTATATAGGTCGGCCTGTCTAATATCACCACAAAACATAATTTTGCAGTTATCATTAAGTCTCGTAATGATTGAGTCTAGCTCATGATAAGTCATGTTCTGGGTCTCGTCTACTACGATTACAGCATTTCTAAGATTTATGCCTCTAACATAAGAAGTAGAGGTAAAGTGTACTAACCCTTTTTTCTTGAGAATATCGTATGCGTCGCCACGACCAAATAACTCAGAGGCAATATCAATATATGGAGCCTCGTATATAGCTACTTTTTCTTCCTGAGTACCGGGCAAGAACCCAGTATTCCTAGTTGGCACAGCACTTCTCATGTAGATTAGTCTGTCATAGTTTCCTGCGAACATATCATGATAAGCAATATAGGAAGTCAGGAAGGTTTTGCCCGTTCCTGCGTAGCCTGTTAAAACTAAGTTCTTATTACTACGTAATACTTTTGACTGCCTATCATTTAGTGCAGTTATGTTCTTTACTTTGAAGTCCATCGAGTGTTGCTGTTTAGCAAACCTTCCAGAACCCTTCTTACTGTTTCGCATATCTTCTCATACTCGTCTATACGAGTCCTTACCTCTTTCTAGTACGAAGTCATATATTAGCCAAGGAAATCCCTTGTAATATAGTATTCTAGCATATCTAGCATCACCATAGGGAGGTCGTGGTATAGTCATTGGATGACTAATATTCTTGAACCATATAACGGAGCAATCTCCCTTTAGTTCAATTTTATCTACTCTATGGTGAATAAGAGGACTGTTTATAGTTCGTTTATATACGAATGGTTTTCCATTACTATCTATGAAGATTTTGTGCTTGCCTTTAATCATAGAATTAAAATCTGTATAGGCTTTTTTGAGCCTACAAAGATCTTTTCTTCCACACTGTATTCTTCTAACGCCAAGCGTAGTTCCTGGCATATTCTTATCATCTAGTACTTTGCCATCGTCTATAAACAGCACACCATCCTGCATATACCAATCCACTGAAGGAAGAGCGTATACAGGAAACTTTATTGTTTTTATATCTTGGAATCGTTTGAACATTGTATGGCTAGTGCCGCTCTAGGAAACTGCGCTTCTCTAGATACTGGTCTAGCGCCATGTAGGATGTTAGATTGAAATAGTACAAACTTTCCTGGGGTGGGTGCGAATGACTTATATATCTCGTTATCTTTAACAAGAACAAAGTCCCCTCCCCAGTTAACATCCCAATATTCATTCATGAATAGTATGGCAGTCCAGTAGCCTGGCTTATCTGTATCTATATGAAGCCATGAGCTGTCGCCGTGATTATATACATTTAAAAGTAATCGTTCTGGTTTTAGCTTCAATCCTTCTTCTTTAAAGGACTCATTTAGGCACTCAAAGATTCTTACAAACACACCCTCATAGTTGGGCGTGTAACACCAGTGCCGATATGGCTCCTTCGGCGCACCAGTC